TTGATTACATTTACATTCCAAGCCGAGTTACTGACAACCAAATACTGTTAGCTAGAGACCCAGATTACATCAACCGATTGCACATGGTGGGCAGTCCAGAACTAGTGCGAGCATGGCTGGAAGGAGACTTTGAGATACATGAAGGTAGTTATTTTCCTGAGTTTAGTTCTAAACATATTATTAGTCCTTTCAATATTCCAAAACACTGGCCTCGTTATATGGGGTATGATTGGGGTTATAGTTCTCCTTTTGCTGCTATCTGGGGTGCTGTTAGTTCTGGACGTGATGACCGAGGTGCTGAAGTACCGTATGCAAAAGGTAGCATTATTGTCTATCGAGAAATGTCAGGAAAAGGAGTTGATAACGTCGAACAGGCTAACCGAATCGCTTCAGTATCCGTGGGAGAAAATCCAATAGCAGTCGCCGATCCATCCATATTTAGTCATGAAGGTGGTCCAAGCATTAACGACCAATTCAACGCTGTATTCGCTAAATATAAACATCCATCATTTCGTCGTGCAGATAATGACCGCATTTCAGGTTGGTCACAAATACGACAACGTTTGGTAAGCAACCCGCCGTTGTTATACATTTTTGCAACTTGCTCTTACCTAATAGAAACCTTACCATCCATGTCAATAGACAAACGCAATCCAGAAGATTTAGATACGACAGGTAATGACCACGCAGTCGATGCTTTACGCTATATGTGTAAAGCAAGGCTTATAGATGCCAAATGGGAGCAGCCACAGCAGATATTTAATAAGGGTGTAATACAGATTCAAAGTTATATTGAAAAAATTAGGGCACGAAACGCTCGCAGCAAAATATGAAAAAACCTACTCAAAGTTTCGTTAAAAAGTATTCGCCCCGTTGGTGGAGACAGCAAATTACTCAAGCTGAAGAGCGACGTAGTAAATTTATTAAAGATGCAGAGGAGTCAATCCGAGTTTACAATGCTCAAAAACAAGTCGACACCCTTAAAGATGCACAACGTCGTTTAAATGTTTGGTGGTATTGCATAAACACTTTACTACCAGCCTATTACAGTTCAACGCCAAAAGCCGAGGTTAATCTTCGCAAACGCGCTGGTAGCTTACCATACGAATTAGGCAGTGTAATCCTTGAGCGCAATACTCAATATTCAATGGATTGCCACTTTGATTTTGATCGTGTTGGTTATAATGCCGCTTTGCAGTTTTTGCTGACAGGCCAAGCGGTTCTTTGGGCTAGGTATGAGCCTAAGTTTCAAACTGTTTTTCAAGAAGTAGCATTAATGAAATTACCTGATGGTACTTTTGCCGATGCTTCTGGCAATCCGTTTAGCGGTGAAATTGGCGATGTTACCGAAGCTCCAGGCGGATTGATGATAACCTCTGTCCAGGTAGAGCAAAAAATTAGTGAAAAAGCTATTTTAGAAGTAGTTCAGTATAATGATTATTTCTGTTCCGATGCGAGAAACGAATCAGAAATACAATGGCAAGCACGTCGCGCATTTTTAGATCGAGACCAAGCAACAACATTGTTTGGCGAAGAAAAAGCAGACACGCTAAGTTATGATAGTTTTCCTGATGTAGCTAAAAAGGATCTAGCTCGTAGCCAAGATAAGTTTGATGGTAAAGCAGAAGTATTTGAAATTTGGTGTGAAGCAACAAACCGAGTTTATTGGATTCAAAAGTCAGGGGATCAACTCTTATTAGACGAAACAGAACCACCAATTAAATTTGAAAAATTCTATCCTTGCACTGTAATACGTCAATCACTTGATCCAGACAGCATAGTTCCTGTTTCTGATTATGCTCATGTTAAAGACCAAATTCTTGAAGTTGAGCGTTTAACGACCCGTATTCATGCCGTAACTCAAGCTATACGCACAAACTTTGCGTATGACGCTGCAATGGGCACCACAATCGAACAAATTTTTCAAGATGACCTAAAGGGCGTTCCTGTAACTAACTGGCCGTCAAATCAAAGCAGAGGCGGTTTGCAAGCAGCTATGAATTTCTACCCAGTAGAACCATTTATTAATGCTTTGAATGTTTTGCAAGGTGCGCGACAAACTGCGCTACAGCAACTTTATGAAACTCTTAAAGTTTCGGATTTACTTCGCGGAACTTCAGAACAATATAAATCCGCGACAGCTAATCGTCTTGAAAATCAATGGTCATCGCTTGGTCTAATTGTTAGACAAAACATGTTTAGCAAGTTTGTGTCTGATGCAATCAGCAATCTTGGTACAATTATTGCAGAGCAATTTGACGAAGAAACCATTTTGGATGTAGGTGATGCTGATACTTTAATTAGTCAAGTATTGCCACCAACTCCGCCATTACCACCAGCATTACCACCGATGATGCCACCGCAAATGCCGCAGTATCCTGGTGCATTGCCTGAAGAACCGCAAGGTATGCCAGAAGCTCCAGAAGGAATGGAAGCAATGATGCCTGGTAATCCTGAAGCTGCTTTAGAGCAAATGGAAGCGGAAATTATCAGCATCCTTCGAGATAATAAAAAAAGAAGTTACAGAATTGAGATAGCGTCTGATTCTATGGTCGCTATTGACCAACAGCAGCAACAGCAGGAAGGAATCAACCTTATGCAAGTTGCAGGTCAATTTTTTGACCAAATGCGTGGATTAGTAGATCAATATCCTCCATTGGCAGAGTTTAGTATATCACTTTTTCAAAACATGATTAAACGCTTCAAAGGAGGCAAGGAAATCGATGGTATATTTACCAAGGCTCTTACACAAATTGGCGAGATTGCTAAAGCTAAGGAAGAAGCGGCGAAACAACCTCCTCCGCCGGATCCAACGATGCAAGAAGTCCAGGGGCGATTGCAAATAGCTCAGATCGAAGCTCAAACACGTTTGCAGCAAGCTCAAATGGAGTCTCAAGATAAATCTGTAAAAAATCAAATTGAGATTCAGAATCAACAACTTAAAGCGCAACGTGATCAACTAGACGCGCAATTAGCAGTTCAACAGCAACAATTTAATGAGTTTATAGAACAACAAAAACTTGGCATTGCGCAACAAGAAGCGCAAATAAAAGCGCAAGCAGTTCAAGTTGACATGTTGAAAATAGAATCCAGTGCAAAAACAGAAACAGATAAAACATTGGTCAAGCAAGAAACATCGCAAATGCAGCACATTCTAGATATTCAAAAACTAGAATTGGAAAACATGAGAGTTCGACTTGCTGAATCTGAAAAACTTTTGGAAGAACGTAGATTAAAACAAGAGCAAGATTTAGAGCGCGTTCGATTGACGATGGAGCAATTATCTAGTTCAACTAAAGTATTGCACGAAAAAACATTTGCACCAAAACCAAAACGCAAAGTTGGCAAAATAATTAGTGATAATATTGGCAATCCTGTTGGAATAGAAATAATTGAGCAAGGCGAAAATGAAGAGCCAATGCAAAGAAAAATAGGAACTATAGTTAATGATAATAGTGGTAATCCATTAAGTATAGAATTTAACAATGACTAATTATTAGGTAAATTATGGCAAACGTAGTATACGACAAATGTAAAGATAAATTCTTGAACCCTGGCACATTGGGATCAACAAGCGGAACCGCTGTTGATTTAATTGATGATACAATCAAATTGGCGTTAATTGATTTGGGTACATACACCTACAGTGCAACGCATGAATTTTGGTCAAGCGCATCTTCCGCATTAGTGGGAACTGCTGCGACTTTGGCAAGTAAGACTGTAACTAATGGCACGTTTGATGCTGCCGATGTTACATTTAGTGCTGTAACAGGTAATAGCGTAGAGGCGTTAATTGTATTCAAAGATACCGGAACAGCTAGCACTTCTCCGCTAATTTGTTTTATTGATGTAAAATCTGGCGGCGGTGGAATATCTGTTACTCCAAACGGAGGTGATATTACTGTTACATTTTCAGCAAGTGGAATTTTCAGTATTTAATCATGGCAAACGTACTGCATCGCATTACAAAAGAATATCGAACATCAGTAATGGATTCCGAAATAGATCCATCCGAATGGCTATTAAATCCAGATATTTCCAGTGTAGAAGGATTACCATCTTATTACTGGGTAATTGATAACGATGCAGTACGTCCACCAACAGATGAAGAAAAAATTGAAATTGATAGAGAACAGGGGTTTGGAGGTTAAATGGCGTCAGGGCAAGTTGTAGGTTTAATTTATCAAATTGTGCCACCTGCAAGTGGTTATGCAACGCCATCTCGTAGAGCTGGAGGTAGTAGTCCAGTAGAAAACATCCCTGTTTGGTTATTTGATGCTTCAACTACCGAATCATTAGACTTTTATGGTCAAATGACAGGAGCGTATAGTAACGGTGGAATAACAATACAAATAAAATGGTCATCAGTTGATCAAACAACTGGCAACGTAAAATGGAACGCAGCTTTTAGACGTGTTGCAGACGATGCCGAAGATTTAGATGTTTCTCAAACATACGATTTTAATACTGTTACAGCGACTACAACCAATGTCCCTGGCGAGGTTGATTATACAACAATTACATTCACCAACGGCGCTGATATGGATTCTGTAGTTGCCGGAGACATGTTTATTGTACGATTGCAGCGTGATGCTAATAACGCAGCAGATACAATGACAAATGATGCACAATTACATTACATTGTTATTCAGGAAACCTAACGTGTGTCTATTAATCTTAACGGCAGTAGTCAATATTTAGAAAGAACCTCATCATTAGCGTTTTTACCTTTAACGTTTAGTGTTTGGTTTAAAACTAATAGTACAAATACAGCACAAACATTAATTGCTCAAAGCGGGACTACCGGACAAGGCAGACATACTTTTTACATTGATACAGATTCAAAATTAAAAGCAGCCACCGTAGATATTTCTGGAGCGTTTGGTACCATTGCTGCTTCCTCTGCATCTGTTACTACAAGTTGGAATCATGGAGCCGCATATTTTGCAAGTAATAGTAGCAGAACTGTATATTTAAATGGCACTGGAGCATCAGCGACTACTTCTCCTTCTCCAGCAGTAAGTAGTCAAAATAGATTCAATATTGGATGTAGATATGCTGCCAGTACCACACCTGGCGTTTATTTTAATGGTTTATTGGCAGAAGTTGCAGTTTGGACAGTGCAACTTACAGATGCAGAAATATTAAGTTTATCGCAAGGTGCTCACCCACAGTCAATTAGATTAGCCTCGCTTCTTGCCTATTGGCCAGTTGGAGGATTCTACGACTCTTCTCCAAACGATTACAGTAGTGGTGGTCGTAATATGACGGCAGTTGGCACGCCGACATATTCCGATCATCCTAATATACAATATCCACAACCCATTTTTTTCTTTCCTGAATCTGTTCCAGCGCCATCTATAACAATAGATGCAATAAGTTCTCTAACAACAGTATATGCCCCGATAATTACTCCAATAGCAAATATTGCTTTACCAAACATAACGGCAACAACATCAGTGTATCAGCCGGAGTTAACGCAATCCGGAATACAAATAAATTTACCCGTAATTGCTTCAAGTACAGTTGTTTATCAACCACAAATAACACCTGGAAGTATAAATGTAAGCGTTCCAATTATTTCTTCCACTACAACAGTTGAACAGCCAACGTTGCAAGTTGGTGCAGTTAATGTCAGTGTTCCTGCAATTTTAAGTAATACAACCGTTTTTCAACCTACTATTAATGTTGGAACGGTAAACATCGCAGCGCCTTTAATAACAGCAAACACTACGGTTCATCAGCCTGAAATTAACGCAATTATAAATGTAGCGTTACCTAATATTGCTGCAACAACAACGGTTTATCAACCACAAGTTAATCCTGGAACATTTGCAATATCACTTGCTCATATTTCTGCAACTACAAATGTATATGGACCTGTAGTTACTACTGGAAAAGCAATATTACTGGATAATATTGCATCTAATACAACAGTCTATAATCCCGCAGTAACTCCTGGTTTAATAAATATATCACTACCAGTTATTGCATCTATTACAACCGTTTATTCACCCCAAATTACGGCGCAACCAATTAATATAAGTTTGCCTAATATTCCTTCGCAAACAGTCGTATATCAGCCGCAAATCGAACTAAAATTACAAATTATAACTTTAGACAAATTATCCAGTCTTGCCGTTGTACGCAATCCAGACCTTTTAGGAATATCGACCGATACTAGCGATGTTTTAATTCCAACAAAAAAGAAACGCAAAAAAACAAAAGAAGAGCGAGTAGCAGAACAAATAATTGAAGAAAATATAGCCGCACAAATTTTGCGTAGTCGGCAAAATCAAGCGCCCGTACAAGAAGTTAAAAACAAAGACACTTTAAATTTACAAATTAATTTAAAAGAAAATGTCCCTAATACAACTGTTGAATTGCTGACAAATGAAATGCCAATACAAGAAACAGAAAATATTGGCGCTATAGTTAATGAATTTCAACAAAAACGTAATAAACAATTAAAAGTTTTACTTTTAATGAGCGCAATGGAAATGTAAGTATGACAAAATATAAACTATATCAATATTGCAAAGTGCAAAATAAAGTAGTCCCGATTGAGCAAGTTCAAAGAGAATATCAATCCAATGCAAGAGATTTGTTTATTCAAGATGAAATGCCACCTACTCGGAATCCATTAAATCCATCACAAATATTTACAAGCAAATCAAAATTAAGAGCAGTCTATAAAGCCGCCGGAGCTGTAGAAGTTGGCGATGCGTATGACCGTGGATATGATCCAATGAAACATAAGGCATCAACAGACAAAGTAGCAAAGTCGGTTATTAATCAAATAAGAGAGAGAATGAATTATGGAAGATAAGGTTGAAACTACAAACGAAGAGCTATTACCAAATCAAAGTTCTGGCATTAATTTACGAGATAGTTTGCGACAACAGTTGAACAACCAGGTTGAAGAAAAAGAAGACGGAAAGCCAGAACAGGAAACAGAACAAAATAGTGAGGAGCGAACAGTATCGCAAGAACAGACTCCAACACCAATTCCTGAGCCTGAGCGCCCAATGCTTGTTGCTCCGGCCGACATGAACGCTTCCGAAAAAGATGCGTTTTTGAATCCTAGTCCTAGTAATGCTCATATTCTGCAACAATACCTCAATAGGCGTGCATACGAAACA